AGCTCACCCCCAAAAAGGGAGGGCGGCCTACTGGTCGCCCCGAATTTTCCCGATGATTTCATCTTTCTTCGTTGTGTTTTCGAGATTGATGCCTTTTCCTTCGGCATAAGCCTTCAGCTCATCAACCGTCATTTTTTCAAATGGAATTGCATCTTCAGCTTCAGCAATTACGGCATATCCGTGTTCTTTAAACCAATCGATACGATGCTCATCCTGTGTATGACCGACGCCGTCGACAAAGGCTACGCCCGCAGAGAAGCCCGTATAATGCTCATTGGGCGCTGATATTTTTGCCATGATTAAATCCCCCTTCGATAATGATATCAGCCTGTAAGCTGATTACTGAACCTTGATTTTACGCAGGACGCCGGCGGCGCGGGTGGCTTTTAATGCAATGGCCGCGACCATTTCGACCTCTCCGGTTTTAACAGCTCCAGGCAGATTCATATTGGGAAGATACTGCTTAATCAGCTCATCCCCGGCGGGCGATACGCCATGAACGCCGTCAAGCCCTATCCGTTCCACATACAATGATGTTTCACCGGAAGTTGCACCAATCGGTACGATCGGGTTACTCGTTCCGGGCTTGTCACCGAGCTTAACGATCGGAACACCATTCCAATTAAGAACCTCTTGCCCTAACTCATTTTTTAATACTGACATAGAGGCGGCCCTATCGGCAACGGACTGAAAGACCGAAAACATTGTGCTATTGCAATGAATCTGCGTCGCTGATCCATCGAGCCTTGCAAAAAGCCTCCGAAGATAATCCAAAAACAGCTTCCAGTTGGTATCGATGAGGGCGCTTGTCGAAAGGTCAATAGAAGCGTCCGGTATAAGCTCAGTGCTGCTGCCGGTTATCGCCTTATCAATACCGTCAAATGCTTTTGCCTCAACCGCAGAATCACCGTTGATAAAAGAATCGGAGAACAATGCTTTTGTTGCTTTAATTTTCTGCTGCAGCTGAAACGTGACTTGATCCGTGATGCCGCGAACATTATTCTGAATAACCCTGTCAACCTGGAAAGCGCCGCCGAACACCTTGAGATTTGCGGTGTACTGTGTAGTGCTGGCTTCAGACGGGGTAAATTCGCTGTTGATTTCACGGAAACCAGCTGTAGGAAGAGTCGTAACCCTGTTATAGGTATAGGCGAGAGTCCCGCCGCCGTTCATTGATACGCTGTTGTCGAAGATCATTGCATTGAGCAGCTGATCCTGACGAAACTCATCAATGATCTGCTGCGCCAGTTTGTCCTGTGTTAAAAGTCGTGCCTGTGCCAAAGTAATAGGCATGTTTTATTCCTCCGTTCGTTTTGTTATTTAAATTCATTACCCTGTATGGATTTAGGCGAATTGATAAAAAAGAGTATTACTGTTTGGTTTCGTCGCTGTAATGCTGAGCCACAGCGTCGCCGAGGTTTTTGGGATCCGCCGCGGCTGAACTGAAGCCTGAGCCGTTTTGAAAACCAGCACCTGACCGCCTGGTCTCGACCTGCTCAAAAAGATAGGCATCTGAGGTTTTGATCGCCTCCAAAGCGGCATCGAGACCATCAATGCTTCCATCATCTTTAACCGAAAGCTTTGACTGATCAATGAGGGCTTTGATGGCCGTGGGGTTTTTACCCTTGGCTTTGGTGATACCAATATCCAGTTTTGCATTCAGCTGGCTGGTTTGGATCTTGCCGTTGAGCTCCTCGGTGTCGGTTTTGTACTTTGTCTCGAGCTCGGTGTATCTCTGGGCGAGCTCGGTATTATCACCGGCGCCCTTCTTGAGCTCGGTGATATCCTTGTCGCGGTCTGCGATCTGTCCCTGCAGCCCCTTGATGGTTTCATTGAGCTCGCTTACTTGGGTAACGGGCACCGTGGTGCCGTCTCCGATGATCCCGATCTCAATATCCTTGCCACCTTCACCTTTGCCTTTTAGTGCTGCAGTGACCTGTGCAGAAAGCTCAGCGCCGATAATGTCTTCAAATTTCATCTGATATATTCCTCCGTTCTTATTGTTTGGCATATGTTTTTGTATTCCCCCGATGCCAAAAAGGGTAAAATTAAAGAACCTTTAAAGGCTCTTTAAAATCATTTTAAACTGTTTAAAAAGGTATTTAAAAACCACCCTCCCGAAGGAAGATGGTTTATTGTTGAATGCTCTTTGATGCTTCATCCTCAGTAATTTCTTCATACTGATCAAATGTATCGCTTTCAGGGAAGAAATAATCGAGCATTATTCCAGTGCGGATCCAACCCTTACCGAGTTCAAATTGATATTGTGATTTATCTTCTGTTTTGACGATTGTTCCTTTATGCTGAGGATCAAGGAGCCGGTAATAATAAATATCAGGCATATCATTTCACCCTTTCTATCCCGGCAGGGACGGTTAAGTGGCTTGACAATTCAATCATTTCATCATTGAGGTGGATATATTCATCGTTTCTTCGGTCGAGTAGTCGGGCTTTTTCGTAGATTTCATGCAGCCGACCGTCGCGCAATTCCGCGCTTTCAGCCGTATGATATTGCAGCTCAAATTTCTGCCCGTTTGGTGCTTTTATTGTGGTATTGATGCCGCGATAAGGCATATTCGGTTTAAGCCAGGTATTTTTCATCTCAACTGTATTGTATCCTTTTTCTGTATAAAGGTCAATACTGGATAGCGTCCTGTCAGCCAGATCTTCAGGGTCAGCAACATATGTATATCTTAGAATATCCTTGACCTCATAGGTATTTCCTTTTGGGCTGTAATTTTTCCGGATTTTCCGGAGATATTCACCGCTGCTCTTGATCCTGTTCTGCAGGCCATGGACTTTAACTCCTGTTTCTCCTGCCCGTGCTTTGACTGCCTCGGTGATTTTCGGCTCTGCCTGCACCGCTTGGTCATAGTATCCCATGCCACGGTATTGAGCCTCGAGGACACCTAACTCGTCGCCACCACCTTCTTTCAGATCCCTGAAGGACTGAAAATCTTTTGGAGCCGCAGCTCCTAACCTTGCCTTATACCTTTCATACCTGGTCATGTCCTCACTGCGGGTGGAAATAAGCCGCTGGGCTTTTTCAAGAGTACCTTTGCCGTATTTCTCATTGATCTCCTTACGCCATTCTGGATAGGTGACCGTGTGGTTAACCTTATAGTTTTTCCCTGTCGTCGGATCTCGAGCAATGCGGGTACCGGCTCCGGCCTTAACATCGCTGTAATAGGCCATGATCACGCAGCGGTCATTTGGATGTAGCGGCGGAAGGTTAATTCCAACCTGGGCATCGGATATTTTAAAGTGCTTTCCATCCAAGGCCCCGCAGCGGGCACATGTCCGGGCGTCGAGAGTGGCAAGGAAAGTATACTCCTTTGCGCCCATTTCCCTAAAGGCCCGCAGCGTCCCGGCGTTGTGTATTCGATTGACCTCGGTGCGGATCAGTCGCTCGGCGGCGTATGCTCCGGCATCGAAAATATCAGTGAGCTGATCGGTCATCTGACGAATGCTAAGCCCGGCGGTAATTCCGGCGTCGATAATCTTCCCGGCCTCCTGCGCCAGCAGATTGGTATTACTCCAGATGCGCTCTGAATAGTTTTTCCCCTGCCAGGGGGAAGCGATTGTTTCAGCTATTGCGTGAGCCGGCAGAACCGAGAAGTTGATATCCTCTTCAAGCCCCTGGGCGGTGTCGTGCATGGTTTTATAATAGGCATCGTCATATGTCTTTGCGAGCTGCGCACCGTCGACCTTCTCTTCAGCTGAAGCAACCTTGGCTGCTTCGGCCTCGATTGCCCGGCGCAGCGCCTGCGCACGGTTGATTGAAAAGGACGTCACCGGCGCATTCAGTTTGGCAAGCGCCTCCGGACTGCCGCTCTTTTCAAACTCAGCTCGCAGCGCCTCCATGATGGCAACCGATTCGGCGATGTTTAAGTTGTCCTTTGCAATTTCAGACGTCAGGTTGTTTGACCTTGCGTATCCGGAAAAAATCCGGTCGGCCATATCCACAAGCTGTACAGCTGCATCATCATATATTTGACGCAGGCGGCGGATAGTATCCTGGTTGTCTTTAAATGATGCATCTTCACGCTGAAGGGCCCTCTGCATCCAATAGTCTTGCGATTGCATCAGGTACCACCACCATTTTCATTGCCCGGCGGAACATCGTTATTCAAAAATATCTGTGAACGGAGTTTAACTTGGGCGGCCTGCTGCTCGGCCATGTCGGCCATGGCCTGATTCACATCGTCTACGAGCGGGTGATGCGCAAGCAGGATTTTGTCAGGTACCAGGCCGCGAGAGTTGTTGATCATCGTTACAGTCTCGGAATCATTTGCGATGATGGATTTATTGATGGTTGTAACAATTCCGCTGCTGTCGTACTTCGTGCCGTTTTGCTGGTTGATATCTGCGGTTATAAACCAAAAAAGATCCTTGAGGGCCTTTTTAAGTTTCAGGATCATCGGGTTTGCTTTTAGATCCAACTGGGTATATTTGAATTTGAGCGCCACGCCTGAAGGAGCATTCCCGAGATTATCATCTCGCGTATCGATACCCTTACCGAAGTAGAAGATATCGTTTCGCAGCATATCAAGCCATTTGATGCGCTCCTCGACATTGAGCGTGACCTGCTGGGCAGTGACACCATCACCCTGATCCCCTCCGGATATATTGATGGCCTTATTGATCTGCAGACGTTTAATCATCGACGAGGCATAATCATCGTTAAAGCCTTTGATCACCCAGAAAAGAGCGGCCAGATCAATCTGGTCGTTTGTGGATTTCGATGAAATCATGTCATAGGCATCTATGAGGCTTTTTATTCCTTTCGGGCTCTCATACTTATCTATGCCTCCGAGATCAGAGATATCTGCACTGTTGTTATGCAGCGCGATGAATGGTACGCGTCCCCAAATGTTTGGTTTACGACTTTGCTCAGCTCCATCTACAAAGGTAACGTCCCACCAGTGCGGGGCCGGATTGCATTTATAACTTGGGTCAAGCAAAAAGTTTTTTTCCTCATTCTGAACATAATATGTGACGTCGTTTGCCGTCCACCATTCTACCTTATATCTTTGTACCGGCTTCCCTTCGCTGATGACCTGAATAGTGTAAAAGCGTACAGCGTCCTGTAAAATTGACTGATGCTCAGTATCATAAAATGGGATAACCTCATTAGCAGGAACGATACAATATCTAAGGATTCCATTCGGATCATAATAGGGATGAACCCATTCAATACCTTTGTTTGAAGCACTCACCACCCAGTCATAAAGCATATCAGGAAAGTCTTCATCATTTGTCCTGGTTGTTATAGCCTCCTGGAATGCATCGTCGTTATTCACCGTAATTGAGGGAGGCTTTCCGACGATGTATGATGCTTTTTGATCGACCATCAGCTGATGAAAGGCGTGGATGTTTCGTTTATTTGAATTATTCTCATTGATGACTTCTGTAACTCCGTCATGTTCATGCCCGTCATCACTGTTGTCTGCAGAGATATGATCATAAACAAGCGTTCGTTTAAAACTGTGTTTCAGGATGTCGTGCTCTCCGTAATAATACCGTTCGCCGATCTCCATGAACTTTGTTTTTTCATTATGCGAATAATCACTTAAAATTTGCCTGATGATATCGCTTTGGTTGAGCTTCCCCTCTACTGTAAGCCTCTGCTTGATCTGATCAAGGTAGCTTATATACATACAATCACACCACCCTCTTATTTTTCATATCGTCCTCAAGTGAATACCTTGTAGCATCGATGCAGTGGTTATTTTTATCAGGGTACCCTGCTTTAAAGTTTCCATTACCGTCGCGTTCAAGCTCATATTCCACAAATTCACGCGCAGCGTTTGGGCAACGTTCGGAATCTATGATAATCTCCTCGAGATCCTGAATGAACTTGATACCATAATCAACGCTATCAGGGCCCTTCTTGGCTCCGTGAATGAGCAGCCCATAACCCTGCACCTCAGCGATGCTCTTTGGCTCGGCAGAATCTGCGTGGATTTCTTTTCCCGCTCCGCCATGCTGTTTGATCGCCTCAGCGGCCTTTCTGTTGCTTAACCCAACCTTGAATATTTCGTCATAGATAATCAGGCGCATTTTTTTGCGATCGAAGCCGTCAGCAATCCACACAAACGGATCAATGGCATAGCCCCAGTCGACGCCATGACGATGGCGGGGGATTCCCGCAATCTCCTCGTCTGTTATCCGTCTGATTGTCACATTGGCGAAAACTTCTCCGCCGGTACCGATTACTTCACCGAGATATTCATGTCGGTAATTCTCGGGCTTGACTGCTTCAAGATGTTTGGCTTCAATAAAAAACTGTTCTCCAAGCCAAGCACGTGGCACCGTAAGATATGTGCTGTGATGCCTGAGCCGATCGGGCCGTACCTGCAGCACCTCGAGGTTAACCCAGTTCCTTTGTGAACGAGGTGGATTGTATGAATAAAATACAATGAATTGAGGGCCGCCACGCATAAGAGACTGCAGCACCACGCGCAGCTCCTCCATGCCAGCAAATTCATCAACTTCCTCAAACCAGATGTACTTGAAATAGCCTTTTTTGAGCTTTATGGATTTTGACTTTTTGGCCTTATCCAGTCCTCGGAAAATAATGACCTGCCCTGTCGGCTTATATTTCAGCTGCAGGGGGCTTTCTTTTGCATCCCAGAGTTCACTTACGTCAAGCGCATTAATCGCCCAAAGCAGCTGCCCATATACGCTATCCTTGAGCGTTTCTCCGACTTTTCGATAGATAATACCGTTTGCCATCGGATCATTCATTATTCCAGCAATAACTTCAGTGCTTACGAATGATGACTTGGTGGATCCACGGCCACCGTTGAGCCAGTAGTGAGTATGCGCAGCTGCGCGAACATCTTTGTCAAGATCGTAAAAGGACGGAGCGATAAGCTTTTTGATTGTCTGAGCAGATATCTTATGGATGTTTTTACTGGCTTCCGGTTGATAGAAAAAGTCACTATAAAGCTTGTTTAAGCTTTTTGTTTTCAGCTCGGTCAAAGCTCATCATCCTCCTCCACAATAACTACCGCTGTAACGGCTCAGGTGCGTGTGAGGGGCAGGGGGGTAAACTTGCCCGCGCTGAGACCTGCCCGCAAATTTAAAAGCGTTTAAAAGCCTTTTAAAAGGCTAAAAACGTTTAAGCTGCGTTATCAAAACAGTCCGGGCTATAATTTGGCTTTCAAATGGCGTGCTACGCCACCCGGAAGCTCAAATAGGCCCGGACTCTTTTTGATATAACCGTCCTTTTTTGCCGGTGGGACGAATCAACCTCCGGCAGTAATCGAACTTTTTAAAACCAAGTGAAAAGAAAGTGTGATTTCTTTTTCAACGCCGAATAATGAAAGATTTAAATAGGCTCTTCTTTGATGAAAATCATACTTGATCGGGATGCCCATATCTGAATAACCTTTAAGCGGCCCATCCAACGGAACAACCAAGTTGTCTTTGCGCGTAACATTGGAAGCGTTTACTGGTTCATCACCCTCACAGATCTTCAATATATAATCTGTTTCTTGTTCTGTTAGGGTTCCAGCTCCTCCAGAGTGGAGCTCAAGAAAACGGATGACGCCGGAAAGCTTTTTTATTGTGTAATAATCCACTTTTACATCATTCAGCATCACGAACACATAACTTGTAAATAGTGTATAAACCCTGCTTATCCATTTGCCCCCACTGCGGATCGTGCGCTCTTCCTGTGGGACATGCACCTCAATGCCAAGCTCCCTGAGTTGTTCACGGATCTCAATTTCCTGTCCTGTAAGCACTTGCAGCACATAGCATTTCATACTCTCATCCCTTTCGGGTCGGATGTTGATGAAAGAAAATCAGCCTCCGGATGAATTCACAAAAACACTCTATATAAATTAATGGGCTTTTGGTTTTCCTGTGGGCTTTATAACGCCCTGGCCTTTTTTTGTTTTAAGGTAAGAGGCAACCTCTTTATACAGCGCCGGATTTTCCTGAGCCATAGCTTCCCATACAAGGTTCTTCACAGCCTCGAGGCCGGTATCCATATCGTTCTTGACGGATATATCTACCTTTTTCTTATACGCTGCTGCACGGACGAGCCCGAGGGCAGACGAAAGGAGTTTATCCTTGTCGATCTTTGCCCACTGATCTTCTTCCGTATTCGCCAGCGCATTGAATACGTTCTGACTGGCGAGCCGTATCATAGCCTCCGTAGTGTCAAGGTCAGGGTATTTATCCATTTCATCCATCATGCGCCGGAAATTCTCCTGGGCCACATTTAACATGGCCACGCTCGCATTGTATTGTTTCGCATACCTGCATATAGATGAAAGCGATATGGAAATATCATTTTGGATGAGGTAATTTACTATATCAGCATAGGTGCTGCCTGTAAGCAGCATTTCTTCTACGGTCTCTTTAAGAGCGGGGGCAAGGCCGTCAATAACACCGTGCTTACGATTTTTCATAACACGTCCCCCTTATATACTGACGGCCGGATTATATTCATATCCTTTGAGCAACTGCATGCCCTTTGCAGTTAATTGTACCTCGGTATCCTTTTCATCGGAATCGGTTAAATTGACATCTATCTTGCTGTAAATATTACGGGCCTTTATATATCCCGCATCCTGCAGATAAAACAAGGACTCCGCCAAATCTCCGGTATTGATGTCAGGCAGAGCATAAGGGAGACTTTTAATCTTGACATTCTTTCCGAACAGGATGTTTATCGTACGCAAAACTTTGCCGTTGTTCTCGGCAAAGTTCCCTGCATCAATCCTACGATGCAACTCAGCCTTGTCCATTTCATTTGCCTCCATTCATACCAAGCAGGAAATTATATATTCGTTCCAGTCGGCTATTAGTGTCCGCGATTGACCGCACGAAATCATCCTTTTTTATATAGTTATCCTTGATATCATCTATATTGTCGGATAACTTTTTGACATCGTCTTTCAGATCATCCTTAAAAGTTTTAAGTTCATCTCTTGTCACAAAGTCTTTTTTTATCACTTTTATTTCATCGGAATTTTGATCAACTTCACCGATGGTTCGACGCAGAAAAAAACCGATGATTCCAATAATGATAGTCAGTACAAAAATAACAATTGTAAGTATAATTGCAACGACCTGAAGGAGTTGTGTTATTGTCATAAATTCCTCCGAATGATATTATCAGTTAATTGGCAGCCTGGCCGCCGCCCCTGTTCGACGGCGGCCGGGCTGCTTTATGAAAGGAGGGAAAGGAAAATGGAAACAAATATAGCTTAGCCTATTTTTACGGGGAAAAATAATGAAGCACTTCAATGAAGTGCTTCCAAAAATCTCTGCCAAAATAATTTATAAAAAACTTGTTTGGCCATCCACCGGTCGCGCTTTAATCTCTCGTAATGTGTCCGAGGTAATCTCGCGGATGGTGCGCTCGCTGATGTTGTATTCAATGGCGAGTTCCTGCGCATTAAACCCGTTGAATTTTTTAATAATCTCTTTATCCCGTATTCCCTTGATGAGCGTATCCGCCTTGAAAATATAGAGGTTACAACCCCCATAAGTAAGCACGAGCTTCTTGTATAAATCTATCCCGATGAGTTCTGTCAGATCTCGTTGCTCGCCTTCGAGATCCTCAACCGTGATTTTATCGATCAGGTTCATCCGCTCTCACCTCGCATGTGGCGCGTCTCCGCGTTTGCGCAGTATTTTTTGAGCATTTCAATCAGCTGTACGCCTTGACGGTAATTTAAAAATTGCATTGGTTTTTTAGCTGAAGCATCAACGCCAAACTGACGTTTTATAACCCCGCATAACCGATTTCCGAGCGTGGCTGATACCGGCTGTCGGTCGAACTTTTTAAGCTCGTACATAAGCTGCCATACCCTGCGCTGCTGACCGGCTGTGACACCTCCCGGCGTCTCGTCATATTTTTTAGGCTTGGATATGGGCGGGGCTGGGGGAACGTGGCTGCCGCGCATGCGGCTCATGAGCTCGGTAATAACCTGCTTTGCTTCATCGAAGCTTAGCGTTGTGACTGAATTTTTCGCTGTCAGTCCCTCGACGAGCTGATGCAGGGCATCGTCGTGATTATCTCTTTCAACCATGCTCAGCGAAGCTCCAAGGGCATATATAGATTTAATTTGTGCTTTTGTAATCTGTTCCACTGCCAGCCCTCCTTATCCTTTTGGCTTCTAACTCTCCTCAAATAAAGCCTTTGCTATATCAAAAAAAATATCGACCTCATCTGAGCTTTTAAAATCCGGTAAATCAATGCCGGTTATTCCGGTCTCAGCTGCTTTTTGTTTTACGTCGTCGGAAATTTCTTTGGTCATATGTCGGCGCTTTCCACTGTGACCTTGACGCCTTCTTCGACGACTACCGCCGCCATAATGATTTCTTTGGCCTGCTCAGGGGTTCCTTTATATTTTGCAGCGCTTAATATCTGGCAGAAAAATGCGTAAGCTGTGGACTCTGCAGTCATATAGGCGTAATACTCAGCATCCTTCTCACTCAGACCTGCGATGCTGATCAGCGCCGCCTTGTCCTTTTTGAAGTTACCACGCAGCTTTTTTTTGAGCGTTGCGCGCGCCTTCTCATTGTCAGTGAGCTGCTCGATAATCTCATTCATTGACGTTTCGATATAATTTCCGAGAAAGATAGGGGCGAGCAGCTGCTTGCAAGAAGCCGTCATCTCGAAGCTCTTTTTTTCTTTAACCAGTTCGTCAAAGATTTCCCCAAATATCTGTTTCAAAATTGTGAGGGCTACGGGGCTTACCGTCTCGCTGCGGCCAACTTCGACTTTACCATTATCACCCCAGTAATCAACTGTTTTGATTTTGGTGGCGTTTAGATCTTCAACACCGCGGGCTTCAAACCAACCTTTTAGAGCCTCTATTTTTACTTTAAGTTCCGCAGCCTCCTGCGTAAGGCGAATATACTCGCTTACTTTGGTTTCAAGCCTATTATTATCATTCATTAGTCTTTGACACCTCCAACTTTGCTCTTGCCTCGTCGGCAAGCGACGCCGCACAGATTGCGCAAATTTCAATATCCTGTACCTTCACGACATCCTCAACGCTGCTGCATATGCAGCAGGACGGCACATGCTTAGTAATCAATATAGATCCGGGTACGGATTCGATATCAAGTGGTGCGCCGGGCATGATGCCCGCGGCATGACGTAACTGCTGGGGGATTGTAATGCCGCCTCTTTTTCCAAGCTTTTTACTGACTGTCATCGTTTTCACTTCCCACTTTTCCGGATTCTTGTAGCTTCAATTTTACTTTTGTAAATACATCAATGGTTTTAGCCAAATCCAATACTTCAGCGGGTACGGTTGTCTTTGATATTTCGATATAAGCCCACTTAAGTACCTCCTCAATTGGATCTGTTCTTACCTCATCATTAGAAACAGACTCCAATTTGAGGTAACTTGATAGCTCTTTATCTGCGGCAACATTCCAGTCTGTCGCCAAGAGATCATCAGGACGTAAACTATAGTTGTCTGTTACAGGGGTAAGATCGCTTAAAGGGCCATGCTTCTCAGCCATCAGGCATCCGTTTCTAGTGGGTTGTAAATAACGGAAGTGCATAAGACCCGTGCTGCGCCCAATGCACGTTTCACCGGCTGCCTGCGCTTTTTTATAGGCATCCATAATATTCACGATTATTTCCTCCTTCCTATTATTTTTCCCTCTCTGCGTTTTACGGGCTTGAGACCGTCTTAGGCCGCATTAGGGCGGAGCTGCAGCTCCGCGTTAATAGGAGATGTCATGCCTTTTCAGATTATCTGCGCATTCTTGTGATTTCATTTCATCCGCCACATATCTGTTGAGCGCTTCAATGCCTTTTGCTTTGCCGAGTTTATATCCGTCACGATAGCCTGTTAAATAGTTTTGCCTTTTATTTGTTTCTGTCCCGATACTCCAACCGAAATATATGAGCAATATCATCAGGGGCAATATAAGGGTCTCGCCCCCGACATGCCAGCCCTCGCGCTGTGAAAATTCTACAATCCCGGCATAGATAAAGACTCCGGAAAGCAGGCCGGTAATAAAAATAAGGATAATATGTAGACCACCAGTTATTTTTGTAATCATTATTTCAGCCTCCTGTAACCATAACGGCGGCAATCAATAGCAATCCAAATAGCAGAGATGTTCCGCCTAACAATGCTTTAGAAGCGGATGTTTTTTCTGCTAACATTCCAACTGCTAAAAGGATAACTAAAGAAGCCAGAACAATTTTAATCCATAACATATTAATTCCTCCAACCTATTTAATGAGTTTTCCATTGCTATTTCCCTTCCTGTTTGAGAGCCTGACCGCAAGTCGGGCAGAAGCGCAAATCTTTATCATCAACGCATAATTCCGTTTTGCACATTGGGCATTTACCCAACCCGATGATTTTTTTGTTTAATAATAAATTTTTAGGATTCTGCTTTTCGAGGGCGTTAACGGCCTGCAACATATGGCTTCGTGTAAATTCAATACCATTCATAGCGGCACTTTTGAAAAAAATTATTGCCTCATTAATTTCGTTCATCTTATGTCCTTTCTGTATCATCCAACCCGGCTATAAAATGTTTGCCTTCAGCAGGAGTAAGATACCACAACCCCATTCATATCATGCTAAACAATCCCTATGCCCATGTTGCGGGCCATTTGATATAGGGCATCATATGTAACGTTCTCAGATGCCACGGCGTTGTTGTATACATTTACGCCGCCGCGGATGCCCCAACGGCTCTGACAGATGCCATATATATAATTCAGTTCCTTATCCTTATCAGAAAGCCCTGGGAAGAGTTTAACTACATCGTCTTTTTTAACCTGACGCGTACTATATTCCCTGTTCATTTTTATCCTGCTGAAGAGTTGTGCAAAATTGGCTTGCTGGCGGCCACGCATACGCTCGTAAACTTCGGTGTTTCCGATGAGGACGATCCCAATACCCTGACGACCGCTCATTATATTCATATCGCTCAGCGTCCGGATCTCCTCCAACGCCGATAACCGGAGATGCTGGGCCTCATCGATAATGAGTACCTTATCGGTACCATCGAGTCTGTCGCGAATATTGAGGATCATATCAAGTTTGCTGCGGCCCTCGGATATTCTCAGCGCGCGGGTTAAAAGTTTTAAAAAACTTCCAAGGCTGCCGGTCACCGGCGATACCTGCAGATAGATTGCCGTGCTCGGATTGTCTATGGCATACTGCTCGGCAGCCTTTGTCTTCCCTATTCCAGCGTCGCCATGCAGGACAGCTATGCCCTTGCTGAGTTGACAATAACGAATAGCCTTATAGACATCCTCACTGATGCTGGTTGGTATGTAGACGTCCTGAACTGGCTGATAAGGTTCCGCTTTCTCCGCTGCTGCTTGTTTCTCGTCGAGCAGCTCAAAATACTCTTCAAGTTTACCTTCGACGTCGACTACATTGCCTTTTGCGTAGGAGCTGCGGCGATACTGGCTTATGACCGAGTCGCTAAGGCCGATTGCCCGCGCCGCCTTTGCCTGGCTGCCGACAGTGAGGATATACGCCTCAAGCCGACTTTGGATGTCCGGATTATAGTTTTGTCCCATTTCAATTCCTCCATTTTTTAATCTGGTTTATTATTTTTACCTCTTTCGAGGTTGCGCACCATTCTATCAAGAGGGATGTCGCCATTGACCTCCTGCAGGAGCGGTCGTTCATCCACGCGCTGGATCTCAAGTATCTTGGCCCCTTCACCCTGATCTACCATGCGAGCGGCTTTCTTCCCAGCAGCATCGGCAAGGATAATATCAAGCGCGGTAATTCGATCGCAGGATGCAAGCAAGCTATTTTGCAAGGAGGTCTTATTTGCCTTTTCAACGGCCCTGACCTTTTGCTGTGCGGCTTTGATATCGTTTTTGTCTGCGCCATACCGGAGCACCGCGGTGCTGTCGGCCTGCGCGACCAGGACAAATCGATCGTCTTTGTCGTAGATCCTCACCTGTGTGAGATCTTCCGGATCGTAACGGTAATAGACCTCCTGACCGAAATATGTATTGAGCAGGTCTGAATTCCAAAAATCAATCCGAGCCCCTGAGATATCGAGGTGAACGCCGCGGCGACCGACCTTCTGGATGCGGGAGCTGCGCATCATCATGAGATTCAGATCGTCTTCAGAGGCCACGCGTTTTGTGCGAAGATTATTCTGATAAACCTCAATCCTCGGCTTCCCACGATCTTGGGCAACTGATCCACCGTATGGCTGCTCGTTGAAATAGTATTCTAAGAGCGTTTCAACGGCATTTAAAAGGTCTTTATCGGTTGGTATATTCCCGTCTTTTAAAACACCTTTGAGTTTTTCAGGCTTCTCAATCACATTCCCTCCGCAGAAAGTTTCAAAGACACGGCTGAGCTGATCCTTCACATCACGGAACCTGCGCTCAATAATTTTAGCCTTCGCGTTTCGCACCTGGGCATTGATCATTGTTATTCCCAGACGCTTAAATACGCCGGGCGGTTCAAAATTCTCTGCAGTGCTTTTTTTCTGCCGGTGGCCCAGACCTCCGACATCGTGGGTGAGAAATTCACGCCCATTGTCGACATAAAGGTTTTTCGGAATGCCATATTTCATGATGCCTTTGCGCAGCGCGTATAATGTGGCGTCGCTGCATGGATTGTCTGTAATGGTAAATCCCGTGAAGATACCTGCGCGAGCGTCGAAGAATGCTGTAAGATAAAGGCGATGTGTCTTTCCGTCTGTTCCGGCAGTGATAATATCGAATGTATGGTTATCCGCTATCCAGTAATCGTTGCTCTCCATATCGTCATACGTGCGGGAGATATACGGAGCACAGCGGTCGTGATATGCTTTGTCTCCCTGACGCCCGAGCACCTTGACCGGCTCCGGAATATCGTTCTGTATGCGCCGGTAGAAGGTATAATATGACGGAATATTCAGTAGCATTTCGGGGTGCGCTTGCTTGGCCCATAATTGAGTGTATTGGTAGCAGCGTTCAATCGGGTGCTGTGCCTCGTCAAGATAGTATGACAAAAATGCCTGCCAGATCATATCCGGCATCGAAGTCTGACCCTTTTTCCATTTTCCACGCTTATCAATCAGTCCGTCATAGTCCTGGTCGCGCCACGCCTTCCACCGGCGATATAGTTTATCAATTGACACTTTCATATCAGGATGTTTAATTTGCATGTCTGCGACAAACTGCTCATCGGCCTCGGGTTTGTCCTCTCCAAAACGGTACCCGAGCCATTCTTTAATAACCGATATCCAACCATCAATTTCTTTTCTTTCTGAAAGAGTAAAGCTGTCGAGCGGCTTGATTGGCATGTCCGGCAACGGCTTTTCTCTCTTCGGTTGATGCCCGTAGTATTTGGCCTGTTGTTTTGGCTCCAAGGCAGAGACGGGGATAAAATATTGCTTTTTATTGTTTTTTGGATTTTTATCCTGAGTAAATTCGATTTTATTTTGAGATATAAGGTTTCTGACATATCTTTCAGAACAGCCTTTGAGCACTGCAACCTCTTTAACTGTAAGTAATTCCGTAGCCGTATCCGTCACCTGCCTTTATAGGCTTTCTATTTATTGGCCTGCCTCATCAGTTGCAGGTGGCCATTCCTGCAGGACGGGGACTTGCCCCGTTTCGGCTAAAATATGTTATAAAAGTATAAATTGTTCCTTGATTATTCTTCTGATTTGTAATTCGTTATGATGGGCAGTTATTTTTTCAATGATATCTTTGGGTTTGTACCCTTTTGATTCCTGACGACTCTGTTCCTCGTGATTAAGACAAATTAGGACTACATTTTGTCTGCTAAATCACCATAATAAATGG